CTTGGAAGATGGATGAAGAAAAGATAGATACATATACTTATCAGTACTTAGAAGGTAAATTGTATATGAAGAAGTTTATTGTTATTCCTGGTAATGAATTTATAAATCTATCAATACGGAGTAGAAAAGGTTATATGTTCTTTCGTAATGAATATAAGCATTGTTTTACTACACCTCATAAATTCACATTAGGATATAGATTAGGATTTTACATGTTAGATGAAATAGGAGCAGCTAAAAATTTATACATATTTTTTAAAAAGAACAAGTAATGATTAATGGAATAACAGTTATTGGAACTATCTCTAAGTTAGGATTAGTATTATCACAAACAAATTGGCTTGTTAAGATAATTATGTTTGGATTAGCATTTTGCGTACCTATAAGGGATTTTGCACATATAAGTATAATCTTCGTGTTTGCTGATTTAGTAACAGGATTATGGGCTGCTAAATCACGTAAAGAGAAATTAACGAGTAAGGGCATAAGGGCTACATTAGGAAAACTATTAAGCTATTTGATGATAATAATGTTAGTACATTTATTCGAGAGATTCATAATGGAAACAAATTCTATACATTTAGTAAATATAGTTACAGGAATTATTGTATTAGCAGAGTTTAAAAGCATAACAGAGAATTTAGAATGCATTACTGGAAATAAAATATTTACTAAAATATACAAGACAGTATATAACACATTTAGTAAAACTAAAAAAGATGGAAAGAATAAAAGCGAGTAATAATTTTTATTATGATGAGTATATTCCAAGGCATATCTACATTAAGTATTGGAAGAAACCTCATTTATTAAAGCAACTGATAGACCCTAGGCTTATAGATGCAGACCAAAAGCTAAGAGATATATTTGGTCCAATAACCATTAATAACTGGTGGGGATTGACTGATTATGGCTTTAGTGAGAAGACAAAGGATGATACAGTACGTAATTGGTCTGGGCTAAGAACTGCTTTTACAGAGATACTATCTAAGATAAAAGATAAATCAAACCTAGTTGATTATATTAATAAATACTATGGAGAAGTAAAGAGTCATAGTTATGGATTAGTATCTGATAAGATATTTTCTAATGCATCTGCTGATGAAGTAATTGATTACATAAAGAAGAATTATAAGGAGCTTGGAATTACAGAACTAGAGACAGGAACTAGTTGGGTTCATAGTGGCATTAGAAGAGGTTGTGATAGTGATAGTATATATATGTACGCAGTTAAATAAATAATTATGAAATTACATCAAGGAATAATAACCATATTAATCATTTTACTCTCTGTGAGCCTATTTTACTCAATCAATGGCATAAAGGTATCCTCTACTAGAGAAAGTTCCTTAGAAAGCGAGTTAAGCTTTGCTAATGATAGATTGTTAGGCTACAGAATAATAAAAGAACAAGATGATGCAATTATAGATTCCTTAACAAGGGAGTTTGCATTATTAAGCAATAAGAATGATAGTATAGTAATATTAAATAATAAATTAGATAGTATATATGAAAACAAAGTTAATGACATTATTAATAGGAGTACTGATAGTATTGCTCAGTACATTAGAGACCAAATCACAAGAAGCCTCTTTAAGGCTAAAGATACTATCAGCGAGTGATACAGCTTGCTTTAATAGAGAAGAGCTACAAACGATATCTCAGGTATTCATTGAGAATGAAAAGCTTTCTGAGAGGATTATATATCAAAGTGATATAATAAGCAATAATAATGAACAGATAGATATATTATCTTCGAAAGTAGAAGTGCTTGATAAAGAAACTAAGGAGTGTAATAAGAATCTTAATGTATTTGTAGATAACAACAAGGCACTTAATTCTCATATAGGAAAACTTAAATTGACTCGTAATATAGCTATAGGAGTAGGTGGCTTATTTGCAATCATAGCTATAGCAAAATAATATACTCAAATATACATCAACCTCTAATGAAAGGAATAGCATACTATAATTAGTGTGTTATTTTTTTTTTATAACAATTTTGGTTATAATTGTTCTTATTGATAACATTAAAATTATTTAGTTATGAAAAAAGTAGAAGATAGAGTTGAAGAACAAGAGGTAACGAAAGAAGAAATGGATATGCTAAAGAAGCGACATTTAGAGTTTTTGAATGAGAATATTGAAGTGTTGAATGTAGAGCATGAGTACGAAAGATTGATTACTGAAATAGACGAATTTAGAACAAAGAGATTGGTCTTGAACCTTCAATACACTAAGATGCAGAATGAATCAAAGAAGCAGAATGAGCCAAATTTAAACGAAGGTGAACTAAGGGAAAAAGAATAGTCATGGCAAAAGTAAACCTAGTAGAAAAGAAAGTTGTATTAGGATTAACTGATATTATTAAATATCAATTGCTTATACATTGCGAGATAAATAATATTAGTATTAGTAAGTCAGAGTTAGCATACCTTTCTTTATTAACTAGAGAATATGACCTTACTGAATTTTGTGCTTATGTAAAACAGAATGATTTATCTAAATCTGAACAGACAGTACGAAATGCATTAAGTAAGTTAGTAGGTCTTAAATTAATAAAGAAGGGAGGTAACTTTAAGAGACGTACTATATATCTTGATCCTGATTTAAAGATACAGACAAAAGGAAACATATTATTAAAATATAATTTTATACATCTTGAAACCGACATCACATAAAGAACTAATAGAGAAGACAGCAAGAAATCTAAATCTAAGTGTAGACTTTGTAGAGAAGTTCATATCATTTCTATATGATGACTTCCAAGAACGTCTTTCTTATGGTGAAGAGCCTGTATTGCACCTTAAGGGACTTGGTATGTTTGAACCTAGATATAATCAATTAAGGACATATATCAATAAGAAGAAGATATTTTTAAACAACTTCAGGTGTAATGATAGAAAGTTGGGCAGAGCAAGGGATTATAGTGCTATGGATGTATCTATAGCAAGGCTTACAACTTTAAGAAAGAAGATGCATGAAGAGATGATGCGTAAGTATGAATTTAGAAAAGAGTATTATGAAAGTATTGGACAGAGTATTAAAGAAGTTCCGAAAGATTTGGATTAACAAGTACATTATCATTAAGAGCATATATGTTTACTTATGCAGATACATTAAGTTTAAAGAGATAGCTCAGGAGCGACTATCTATGTGTAGAAGTAATAAGTGTGGTCATTATGATGAACATGGCACTAGCGAGCTTGCAATAGGCAATATGGGAGCAGAAACTTGTGAGATATGCGGATGTATACTAAAAGTAAAAGTATGCTGTAAGAAGTGTAATTGTGCATTAGAGGAAGTTAATGAAGAGCCATTATGGAAAAGTATTTAATTAAAATAGACTATTATGACACCAGAGATATTTGATATAGACACTAATGGTAAAGTAGTTATAAATGTTAATTGCTTACTAATACCAGAATTGAAATCTATATATGATAAATATAGTAATCCAGTTCCACCATTTTCTTATATACACTATAAGTTATCAGGTAGTGGTCCTTATGTTAATGTTCCAGAACTTGATAAGGATGAGATATTGACTACTGACTTTCCAGGGGATTATGATATTAAAGATGAAGAGATTGTAGCTGCAATAAAGAAGATAGAGTTTTTAAATGAAACTCCTAGTTATAGATACTATATTGATTCAAAGACACTTTTGGAGAAAATGGGTAAGATAATGAGGGAACAAGAGGTTGTATTCGGGAAAGATGGAAACTCTTCATTTATGCAGAATCAATTAAATAAAATAGGAAAAACTATTTCTGAATTTAAGGTATTAGAAGAGACTATTCAGAAAGAATTAAAAGAGAGTAAGTCTGCTGTTAGGGGAGATTATAACTTATCATATGATACAAAAATGTAATTAATATGTACATATCAATACAAACATATTGCAATGGTGAATGGGGTGTTACTGATTTTGAAACTAGAGATTTGTTTAAAGAGTTCATAGAAGGATTGTTTAAAGAACCAGGAATGTATGAGTTTGATGATGTATCATATTTGTTTAAAGAGCAAGCTTATGAATTTAATGAAAAAGGTTCATATTGTCAATATCCATCTAAGAGTTTATTATCTAACAAGTATTGGGATAAAGAGAAGGATAAGTGTAGGAATGGAGTAATCTATATAAGTGGAGATAAGACATGGTATCTAACAAGAGATTACTATATGTGGTTAAACTTCCTTCCTATATCAAACAAGGAAATAGGTGGTGCTTATTCATTTGCTGATGTTAGGGATGCTCAGTACCATATGGCTTTATATGAGCTACTAGCTGAATTGAATTACTTACATGTTGCTATCTTAAAGAAAAGACAGATTGCTTCTAGTTATTTTCATGCTGCAAAGCTGATAAATCAATTATGGTTTGAGGAAGCTGTTACATTAAAGATAGGGGCATCTTCTAAGTCTTATATAGACGAAACAGGAACATGGTCATTCTTTGATGAGTATGCTTCATTTTTAAATAACAATACGGAATGGTCTAGACCAATGAATCCTGATAAGGTACTCTCTTGGCAACAAAAGATAGAAATAAAAAAGAATGGTAGGAATACAGATGTTGGTCTTAAGGGTAAGCTTATGGGCTTTACATTTGAGAAGAGTGCAACAAAGGGTGTTGGTGGACCTGTTAAATACTTCTTTCATGAAGAGGCTGGTATAGCTCCAAAGATGTCCGAAACCTTTGGATATATAAAGCCAGCGTTAAAATCTGGTTTAGTTACTACTGGAATGTTTATAGCTGCTGGTTCAGTAGGAGACTTGTCTCAATGCGAGCCATTAAAGAATATGATAACAAAGCCATTGGCTAATTCTATATATGCAGTAAAGACTAATTTGATTGATAATAATTTCACAGTAGGACTGTCTGGGCTATTCATTCCTGAACAATGGTCTATGCCTCCATGTATAGACAAATATGGTAACTCATTAGTAGAAGAAGCTTTAATACAGTTAGATAAATACTTTAAGAAGCTTAAGTCTGATGGTATGGATTTGAATGATTACCAGTTAGAATTATCTCAGCATCCTAGAACGATAGAAGAAGCTTTTGCTTGGAGAGAAGATTCTGTATTTGATTCAAATTTAATAAGAGAACAAGAGAAGAGGATAGAGAACAATGAGTACTCACTAGAGTATGTTGAGCTATATAGAGATAAAGAGAATAATATTAAATCTAAGCCAAGCAATAAAACTCCAATAAAAGAATTCCCTGTAAGTAAGACTTCTGAGAATAAAGAAGGAGTGGTAGTAATAAGCGAGCATCCACGTAAGAATGCAAAATTTGGAACTTACTATGCAAGTATTGACCCTGTGGCAGTAGGTAAAACAAGCACTTCTGTATCACTTTGTTCTATCTATGTATATCAAGTACCAACAGAGGTAGAAAGACAGTCTGATGATGTCGTAGAGAGGTTTATTGAGGGTGATAAGATAGTTGCATGGTGGACAGGTAGATGTGATGAGTTAAGTGATACTCATCAGATGCTTGATAATATAATAGATTACTATCAGGCATGGACACTTATAGAGAACAACTACTCTAATTATGTTACTCATTGTATCAATAAGAGAAGACAAAGGTATTTGGTGTTAAAGAATCAGATGGTATTCTTAAAGGATTTAGCTCCTGGTAGGTATGGTCATGAAGATTATGGGTGGAGAAATGTTGGAGTAGTATTCACACAAAGTATATTACCGAAGTATGTTGAATATATAGAGAACATTACTTATATTGAAAGAGATGAAGATGATAAGGTTATAGAAGAACACCATGGTATAGAAAAGATACCTGATATAATGGTAATGAAGGAGATGAGAGCATACCGTAAAGGTCTTAATGTGGATAGATTAATATCTATATGTTCACTTATAGCCTTTGCTAACATCCAAAACTCTAATAGAGGCTTAATGAGTAGGCGTGAAAAGACAGAGAATGATTTGGAAAAGAACAAGGATTTATATAAATTAAATGTAAGTGCTTTCCGTAATATCGGTGGTAAAAAAGCTAGTAGTATGTATAAGCAAAAAAGTGGATTTAAAAATTTAAGATAATATATTATGGAAATATTAAACGCTATGGATCTTAAGTCTGGTAAGAAGTCAAAGCACAATAGAATGCTTTCTATTACACAGCCATTACAATTCCTACCTAAGAAAGAAAAAGATGAAGAGTGGATAGCCAATAATATTGATTGGGGAGAATGGAACGGTCTTAAGCAGATAAGATATAATTCTAGGCGTTTATTAAAGAATGCTAAACTAGCAAAGGGTATAATTGATAAGAGTGATTATATTGTTGAGGATGATAATGAGATGAAGGACATTATAGATGTTCTTACAGAGGAAGATGCTTCTGCCTTGGAGCTTAAGTTTTATCCTATTATACCAAATGTTGTTAATGCATTTAGGACATTGTTCTCTAAAAGAAACTCTAGGCTTACGTTTAGGGCTATTGATGATATTACACATAATGAGATGCTTGAAGAAAAAAGGTCTCAGGTTGAAGAGGTATTACTAGCTAATGCTGAACAAAAGATGTTTAATAATATCATGGCTAGTGGTGTTGATATGAACTCTCCAGATGTACAAGAACAACTACAACAACAATTATCTCCTGAGAGCTTAAAGACATTACCAGAAATACAAAACTTCTTCACAAAGGACTATAGAGCATTATCTGAGCAATGGGCTAATCATCAATATCAAGTTGATATGGAACGATTCCACATGGATGAATTAGAAGAAAGAGCATTTGAGGATACTATAGTTTTCGATAAAGCTTTTTGGCACTTTAGAATGATGGAAGATGATTATGCAATAGACTTGTGGAATCCTATAACTACATTCTATTTTAAATCACCAGATGTAAGATATACTTCAGAAGGGTATTCTGTTGGTAATATAAACCTATTGTCAGCAGCAGATGTTGTAGACAAGCATGGTTATAAGATGAATGAAGAGCAATTAGAATCTCTTGAAAATGCTTATCCTATTAGGTCTGCTGGTTATCCAATAGCAGGACAACAAAATGATGGTTCTTTTTACGATGCTACAAAGTCTCATGATTGGAATGTTAGTCAACCTAGTCTTGCAATGAGACAATACACTTCAATGATTAGTGGTTCAGAGCTTGGTGGCGGAGATATTATAAATGAAATCTTTAGAGAGAATGAAGATGTGCTTCCATTAGACAATATGATGCTATTAAGAGAAACTACTTATTATTGGAAAAGCCAAATGAAAGTAGGTTATCTAACAAAGATAGGTGAAAATGGAGAAACTCTTGTAGACATAGTATCAGAGCAATATAGTGTTACTGATAATCCTATTTATGATAGTAGGTTGTATAAGCAAAAAACAAAGGACACATTAGTATTTGGAGAGCATATTGATTGGATATGGATTAATCAAACTTATGGTTGTGTTAAGATAGGACCTAATAGACCATCTTATTATGGAATGGAGCATACTGGTGGTATTAATCCTATATATCTAGGTATTGATGGTAACAAGCCAGGACCGCTTAGGTATCAATTCAAAGGAGACTCTGGACTATATGGTTGTAAGCTTCCAGTAGAAGGTTCTGTATTCTCTGATAGAAATACTAGGTCGATGTCTCAAGTAGATTTAATGAAGGCTAGTCAGGTTGGTTTTAACATGGTAAACAACCAGATAGCAGACATATTGGTTGATGAACTAGGTACAATAATACTTCTTGACCAGAACGCACTACCAAGGCACTCTATGGGTGAAGATTGGGGTAAGGGTAATTTGGCAAAGTCTTATGTTGCTATGAAGGACTTTCAGATACTTCCATTAGATACTACTATTACTAATACTGAGAATCCATTAAACTTCCAACATTTTCAGAAGTTAGATATGGCTCAAACAGAAAGGCTATTGTCTAGGATTCAATTAGCAAATTACTTTAAGCAACAGTGTCTTGAAGTTGTAGGATTAAACCCACAAATATTAGGACAGCAATTAGGACAAACAAATACTGCTACAGGAGTTGAACAAGCGGTATCTGGTTCGTATGCACAAACAGAAATGTTGTTTACTCAATTTACTGATTACTTAATGCCTAGAGTTCATCAAATGAGAACAGACTTAGCACAATATTATCAGTCTAATAATCCTTCAATAAGATTACAGTATATGACTAGTGCTGAAGAGAAGGTTAACTTCTCTATTAATAAAGATGATATTAAACTTAGAGACATTAATGTATATGCTACTTCTAGTGCTTCATCAAGAGCAATGCTAGAGGAGATGAAACAAATGATTATGGCTAATAATACAACTGGAGCAACAATCTATGACCTAGGTAGTATTAAACAGTCTAATTCTATATCTGAAATTAATTCTGTGCTTAAATCTACAGAAAAGAAAGCTCAGGAGAGAATAGAGCAGGATCGTATGGCACAAGAGAATCTTAAGCAACAAGAAGTACAAGCTAGGATAGAAGAGAAGAAACTTCAACTTGACCATGAGGCTATGGAATCTGAAAAGAATAGACGTAAAGATATTCTTGTAGCAGAGATTAGAGCTGCTGGTATGGCTGCAATGGTTGACTTGAATGAGAATAAGCAAAGTGATTTTGTTGACATCATGAGCGATATAAAGCATTCAGAAGAGTATAATGCTAATATGCAAATTGAGAATCAGAAGATAGACAATCAATATAAAACTGATAGACAAAAGGAAAATATAAAAGAAAGTGAAATAAGTGCTAAGTTAAAAATGAAAGAGATAGATTTACAGATTGCCAGAGAGAATAAGACAGCCAGTGAAATAAAGGCTAAAAAGGAAATGAAGGCTAAAAGCGATAAGAAGAAGTAATAGAACAACTATCTAACGAGTAAAAGAGATTAAATACAATAAATATTTTTTGTTTATTGAACTTAATAGTGTTATATTATTATTAATTAAAGACCAACAATTATGATTGATGAGAAGACAGAAGTTAAAGAAGTAGACTTAGATTTGGATGATATTTTATCTCCTACGGCTGCTGATGTAATAGTTCCAACTGAGACTAATAGTCAACCAGTTAGACCTAATATGTTTAGTATGGAGCAGGATGATTTAATTGATATTAATCAGCCAAAGCCTAGAGTTGTAGATAGTAGCAAGCCTATTATTGAAGATGAAGATGAAGACGAAACTATTACTGGTAATGAATCAGAGAAGAAGAAGTCAGAAGATGTAGATGATCAGATTATAGATGATATAGTCAATAATAGAGAAACTAAAGATACTCCAAAGAGTACTGCGGATTTATTATCATTTACACAAAAGATGATTAAAGATGGTCGTATCACTCCATTTGAAGATGATAAGCCTTTAGAGGAATATACAGTTGAAGATTATGATGAACTGTATAAGGAGAATGAAAAAGCAAAAGCTAATAAGTTAGAGCAAGAAATTCCAATGAAGTTCTTTGATGCACTACCAGAAAGATTACAGTATGCGTTTAAGTATGTAGCTGACGGTGGTACTGACCTTCCTTCATTGTTTAAAGTATTAGCACAGACTGAAGAGGCTAATGCATTAAATCCATCTAATGAAAAAGATGCTTCATTAATTGTAAGGAATTACTTATCAGCAACTAAGTTTGGTGATGAAGATGATATTCAGGAGCAGATAGATTCATGGAAAGACAAGGGTGAGCTAGAAAACAAAGCATCTAAGTACAAGGTTAAGTTAGATGGAATGAATGAAGAGGTTATTCAGCAAAGGGTTATAGACCAAGAGCATAAGCAAAAGCTTAGACAAGAACAATCTGACAAGTATACTAATGACATTATAGACACATTAAAGGCTGGTGATATTAATGGTCTTAAGATAGACTCTAAGATGCAGTCAATGTTATATGATGGCTTAACGCAGCCTAAGTACACTTCTATTAAGGGTAATCCAACAAACTTGCTTGGACACTTATTGGAGAAGTATCAATTTGTAGAGCCTAATCATGCATTAGTAGCTGAAGCAGTATGGTTGCTTGCTGACCCAGAAGGATATAAAAGTAAGGTAAAGAATATTGGCAGTACAGAGGCAATAGAAAAGACCGTGCGTAAATTAAAAACACAAGAAGCTAAAAAGGTAACTTCAATAATTGAAGATTCTGAGGAGAAGAAGAGAAGTACTCCTAGATTAGCTAGACCAAACAAGAATTTTTTTAGTCCAGTAAATTAATATAAATTAAACAATAACTCTATTACAAATTAAAATTTAAGATTATGGCAACTCCAACGTTAAACAATGGTATATTTCTAAGAGATACTAAGTATGAGGTAAGTTCTCATCTTGACAGTTATCATTTAAAAAATATGCTTGGTGATCAAAAGCCAACAGATTTAGGTCCTGTTGATATATGGGCTATGAGCCAGAAGGTAGACATGCCTTTATATCAAATGTCTTCATTTGGTGGTAAGAATACTATCATGGTAGATAATGCTAGAGGTGAGTATACTTGGCAAACACCAATATCACAAGATCTTCCTTATATCATTGAAGATATTGAAAGTGATAATACTACAAAAGGTTTTGATGGTCAATCATTTAAAATCAAGTTAAATAGAAGAGAGTTTGGTCATGGAGATATTATCTCTTATGATAAGTACAATGGTACTGAATTACATATTACTGATGAGGATATCCTTCCTACAGGTGATGGTTTTATCTATACTGTTGCTATTGTAAACAATGATAATACTCGTTATTTTGATAATGCATTCCTTGCTAATGGAACTAAGTTCTTCCGTAAGGGTTCAGCTAGAGGCGAGTATGGTGAAAGATTCTCAGATATTACTACTAAGAGTGGATTCAGAGAGTTCTGTAATTATGTTGGTAGTTCAGAAGCTAATGTACATTATTCAATTAGCTCTAAAGCTGACTTAATGCTTAAGGGTGGAATGGCTGCTGATGGTACTGTTCCTGTAACTGAGATTTGGAGAAACTTTGATAAAAACATTGATCCTTCGCTTAATAGCTTAGAAGGTATTGCTTCAACAATGGGTAAAGATTATCTAAAGAAAGCAGTAGC